ATTTTAATCATAAATACGTGCATTTTAGTAAGAAAATGTTGTAAATCGTGGTTCAATATTTCTTTATACATTTTTTCTTACGCGCTATCCTATTCAGTCGTGATGACTGGGTAGGATTTCTTTTGAACTTAGTGTTTAATCTTTTAAATAATTAAAATGGAAAGAAGAAGAAATCAAAGAAAATGGTCTTTTGAAGAAGACCAGGTGTTACTCCGCTATGTGAAGAACTCTCCCTATAATCTTCACAGGTGTTTCATGATGGTATCTGAGCATCTCACTGATGCAGGATACAACAGAACTCCTCAGGCTGTACAGGCTCACTGGTATACAGTGTTGTCTAAGAAGCCTGAATCCCTCTGCTTCTTTACTGCTTCAGCAAAGCATGTATCTAAGAACCGTAAGAATGGTATGGGTGTACACAGTAACTCATCTATCTGGCGCAGATTATTGAATATTATCAGGGGATTATGATGATTACCGATTTGCAGAAACTTATATCTCAGTGGACAGAGCGTATGGGTAATACTACCCATCCTCTGCCCTACAGGGATGCCCTTGGTGAATGTATCTATGAATTGAATTGTCTGATTACAAAGACTCTCCAGGATGAAATGACAGAGCAAGATGCTTTGGATTATCTCCTTTCTCAGGAAGCAGACAGTTATCTCTCAAGTATGGAAGCCCATGAAAGTGTGGCTTAATCTTTACAGCAGGTCATCATTCTATGATGACTCAGAACTTCCAGAAATTTGGTATAGTTAAATTATGACAAGAGAAGAAATCTATAGTGCTTGTGTAACAGCACTAACTAAAAGTAATGTGCTACTACTTGAAGCAGCAACTGGGCTTGGAAAGAGCAAGATATCCATTGACCTTGTCAATTGGATTGCTGGTGCTGTCTATAAGGACCACAAGCCTAAGATGCTTCTTCTGGTAGCAAAGAAAGTACATAAACAGACATGGAGAGATGAATTCAAGAAGTGGGGAGGCATCAACTGTGATGTCACTATGGAATGTTATGAGTCTCTCCATAAGCATACTTCAGAATCCTTTGACTTTGTCCTGATGGATGAATGCCACCATATAGGCAGTGACCTCAGGATGGAGGCCTTGAAGACTGTCCATTACGGATATATGATAGGTCTTAGTGCTACTATTCCATTGAAGATAAAGCAATGGTTCAAATATCATTATCATGCCCAAATAGTCTCCTGTGACATTATTGAAGCCATTGATTCTGAAGTATTGCCAGAGCCCACTATCCTACTCTTTCCTTTACAGGTAGAGAATAACAGGCTCTCTGAAACTATTGAGTTGAATCCTAAGGCTAAAGGTCCCATAGTATATGGAGAATATAAGGACCATTGGAAGTATAAAAGGGAGAAGACTCATGCTATTCTCAAATGTACTCAAAAGCAGAAACTGATGGAACTGGACAGATCCATTGAGTGGTATAAGAATAAATATATGCAGTCACGCAATCCTGGCTTAAAGAATTCCTGGCTATTCCTCTGTGGTAAGCGTCTTGAATTCCTTGCCAACTGTAAGAATGCATATATCCATCTTATTCTCCAGAAGTTGGATAAGGAACGTACTATTACTTTCTGTAAGACTATTGAGCAATGTGAAATTCTTGGTAAGAACTGCATTCATTCTCACACTAAGTATGCTGCCCGTGTATATAACAACTTCAATAAGAAGCGCATCAATCATATCACGGCAGTAAATATCCTTAATGAGAATGCCAATCTTGTAGATTGTAAATATGCAATTTTTGCCAATCTCTCTTCCTCTGAGATAGTCATCCCCCAGAGAATAGGCCGCTCTATGCGTCACAAGTCTCCTGTAATCATTTTTCCCTATTACAAAGGTACAAGGGAAGAAGAGATTATAGAAAAGATGCTGGAAGGCTTTAATAAGGATTATATTAAAACCATTCATTCAATAAACGAAATTTAATCGAAGACTATGAAGATTAAAATAGGTGACACTGTAATTGCTTCTCTCTTTGGGGGTGAAAGAGTTACAGGTAAGATAGAAGGTATTGAGATATGTGCCAGAGATTCAAAATATGGTAGACCTGTCAGTAAATGCGATACAAGTAAACATAGTAATGGGACTATTGATTTGGATTGTGGGCATTGGTGTTATTTTTATCAAATTAAATCTGTTATTTAGCATGTACCAAGTAGAAGTTTACCATCATGACAAAGATTGGGTCAAGGGTGATTTAGAAGACAAGTTTGAATTAGTAGCCAAAGAGTTCTTTAAGACTCGTACTGCTGCTAAGGAATACATTGAGTCAAAACTCAGGGGTAAGAGTAGTGATAAGGTATGGAGAGGCTATCACAAAGGTGATAAGAGCAGTTACTGCTATCTATATACTGGAGTTGAATGGCAGCATGAAAACTCTGGTGAATGGATGAAGGAATACTATGAATATGTAATGAAAAAAGCAAAAATCAGATGAAGATAGCATTTGATGAGAAAATATGTCTGAAACATAAGTTGACACTGGAAGAATTTCTGGTGGCTCTTATGTTCAGGCAGGTTAAGAAACCCAGGGAAGTCATCAAGAATCTTAAGGACAGGGAAGTATTGGTAATGAAGGATGGAACTCCTTTGGTAACCCAGCACTGGTCAGAGGTACTTGATGAGATTCTCTGTGACTCTTCTGGAGAACAGGATGAGGAAAGGCTGCTTAATCTTGCCAAGAAGATGCGGGAAATATATCCCCAAGGTAAGATGAGAAGCCGTACAGGACAGGTTACACCTTATTATTATCGTTGCAATAATGCTGAGGTGGTAAAGAAGCTGAAGAAGTTCTTTCTCATCTTTGGTAACTATTCCGATGAAGATATACTTGATGCAACCCGTAGGTATGTTGCTTCTTTCAGAGGTAACTATGCCAATATGCGTCTTATCAAGTATTTTATTTTAAAGGATGATGTCCGTCCTTCAGAAGATGGTACAGGACATGTGGAGCAAATCTCTGACCTTGCTACTTTCCTTGAGAATAAGGGGAGCGAGGAAGAGGAGGAAGTTACTAATTTTAGTATTGATGACTTGACTACCAGAATGATTTAAAATGAATCTATTTGAACAAGTAAATAAAAAGAATGAGGAAAGAGCACAAAGACTAGCTGAAGGTAAGCTGAATTGTATTCCCATTCCTTTTAAAAGGTTTAGGAGTGTTTATCCTGGATTTGAGCAAGGTAAATATATCATAGTTACTGCGAATCAGAAGATAGGTAAGTCAAAATTGGCTGATTTCCTTTTTGTCTATGAGCCATTGATATATATGCTGGATAAGAATCCAGAACTTAAACTCAAGATTCTTTATTTTACCTTAGAGATGACTGCAGAGGAAAAGATGAATGAATTCCAATGTTATCTCCTAGGTAAATTAGATAGGGTTCGCATTAGCACAAGAGAACTAAGGAGTGTAGATAAAATACGTGATCCAAGAATCAGTGAGTTGCTTAAATCTGAAAGGTATCAGAGATATATTAAGGCATTTTTGAATATACTTGAATTTGATGAAACTGATAAGAATCCTACTGGTATCAGGAAGAAGATTGAGAAGTTTGCATTAGATAATGGACATGAGAATTATATAAGGCCTCCAAAGATTGACTCTATTACAGGAGAGAAACTGGATGAAGGGGAGATAGACCCTATTAATCCTTATACTCCAAATGACCCTGAAGAATACAGGATAGTCATTCTGGATAATGCCGCAAATATCTCTTCAGAGTCTAATAAACTTAGGGGAAACCTTGATACTCCTAAGAAAATCATTGAAGCAGTTTCAAAAGACCTTATTAAACTTAGGAACAGATATAAGTTCATCATAGTCCTCATCCAGCATCAAGCTCAGGCTCAGGAAGGTATTGAGAATAGAAAACTAGGTTTGACTAAACCCACTTCAGATGGCCTGGGTGATTGTAAGACTACTTCCAGGGATGCCAACTGTGTAATAGGTCTTTACAATCCAGTAAAGTTCCTAAAAGATGGTGATTCTCCTTTCTATAAGAAATATAATATAGCAAGGTTGAATAAGTCCTGTAGGTTCATAGAGATACTGGAAGACAGGGATTATGGTGCAGGAGGTTCTTGCATAGGGCTGTTGTTCGATGGAGCAATAAATACCTTCCAAGAACTCCCATTACCTAATAATCCCGCAGCCTTAGAACCTTTCTATAGATATGCTGAGAGTATTGATGGACTGATACCAGATGATTCCTTAGAACTCACCAATCCTTAGTAATCCTCTTCAATTTTCATATCAAGAATTTAAGTAAGATGGCTGTCTCTCCTGAGGCGGCTATCTTTGCATTTACTAACATTTAAAAAAGAGTAGAAGTAAGAAATGAGTAACATTGAGTTACCTACAGAACGTAGGAAAGCAACTGACTACAACCCAAGGTTGATGGTCTTGTTTGGTAAGCCTAAATCAGGTAAGTCTTCTTTGATGGCATCTCTTGAGAATAATCTTATCATTGACTTGGAAGATGGCTATAGGTCTCTGGATGTCATGTGTGTTCAGGCAAGAAGTGCTAATGATATCTTCAATATCAAGGCTGCTATAGAACAGAAGAATCAGGAAGCAGGAAAGAAATTCTATCGCTTTATTACCATTGATAATGCCACCAGACTTGAAGAGATGTCTCTTCCTTATGCAGCACATCTTTATCGCCAGACTTCAATGGGTGCTACATGGGGATATAAGAAAGACCGTGTTGGCAATATCCTGATTGAGAATGGTAAGAAAGTTCCTGACCCAAAGGCTGATGTAAGACAGCTTCCTAATGGTGCAGGTTATCTCTATATGAGAAATGCCCTTAAAGAGATGATTCACATGTTTCAGCCTCTTTGTGATACTCTTATCCTGGTGTGTCATGTAAAGGATAAGCAAATCCGAAAAAATGATGAGGAGACTACTGAGATGGCAGTAGATTTGGCTGGTAAGACTGGTGATATCATCTGTGGTGAGGCAGATGCTATTGGATATGTATCCAGACAGGGTAACAAGACTCTCCTGACTTTCAAGGGTGGTGATAATAATATCAAAGGCTCTCGCCCACTCCATCTCAGGGAGAAGATATTTGAGGTTGCTGAATCTGATGAAGAAGGTAATCTCAAGGTAGATATGTCCAAGATATTCCTCGATAGGCAATAGAGTATGTTGCTACTTTGCAGCAACTCAAAGAAATAACATTACTAATAATTTTTTAAGATGGAAAAAAGAATTTCTTATTCAGAATTTCAACAGGCAAAGAGTGTTGCCAAGGCAATTGCACCTCTTATCAGTAAGAAAGACAAGATTCAGGCTCAGATTGATGGCCTGGATGAAGAGTTTAAGAAGAAGGCCGAAGAGAAATTGGCCAAGTTGAAGGAAGACCTTAAGTTAGAACTGGCAGAGAAACGTGCTTCCCTTGAACTGCAGATGCAGAATAAGGAGAATGACATTGCACTGTTTGAGACTGGTATTGTCAGTATGCTGGGTGTACATGTCACAAGCATTGTGAAGAAGGTAATGGAACCTACTGGAAAGACTGATCCTAAGACTGGTAAGCCTATTGTAGTGACTAAGTATCTTCCTACTGACATTGTAGCCTATGATGAGCAGGCTAAGCAGTATGTAATCACTCTTCCTGATGATGAAGGGACTATTGTTCCTCCTACCACAGAGGATGTATCAGGCTCTGACTTTGATGTAGATGCAGAGAATACGGAAGAACTGGTTGAAGAGACTGTTCCTGCAGGAGATGAA